CCAATGCCGACGTTGCCGCCAGCAGAAAGAGATATTACCTGTGTCCCCGAGCCTAGCCAAAACCCAAATCCATCGCTGCTATTACCATTAACCCAACTCTCATCTCCAACAAACCATTTGTTAGTTCCGTTCTTCTTAAATCGGAATCCACCACCCCCACCGCTGGCACTTCCAGATGACAAGTTTATAATCGCGTGGCCAGTGCTTGCTCCACCGGGGCCAAAAGTTGCATTATCATCAGACGTAAACGTTACCCCTGTAGCCGCTAATGTACCGGCAAAAGTTGCATTACCAGTATCAGCTGCCAGGGTTAGAGCCGTAACGCTTGCCGCTGCACCATTTGTAACCAGCAAGCGCATATTCGTAGACGTACCCGAATTAGCAATATACAAACCTCCATTACCGCTATTTTGCGTAATTTGTCCCCCGGCAGCTCCACGAATAAGTACGTCGCCGCTTGTCGTACTAATATTCCCCGACGCTGCCAGCGCGCCAGTGACCGAAAGGCCAGTGGAGGTGAATCTGCCACGTTCAGTACCATTAGTCTCTAAAGCAAGGTAACCGTTTTCGCGATTGGTAATGGTCGCGTTAAGACCAGCTTGATCCATTATCAATTCCAAACCGTTACCGGAAGTTAATCCGGTATTATTATTGCAGAGTTGAAGATAAGTTGTACTGGCCCCAGCATTTAGGCTTAGTAGTCGTGCAGGACTTGCCGTGCCAATGCCCACTGACCCGCTGCTCGTAGCAAAGCTAGCTCCTGTAGTACCAGTTAACCCTCCAGTTAATGTCCCTCCACTTAATGGTAAATAATTTGAAGTACTTGATGTTAAATTAGCGCTATTAGCATTTGCATATGTAAATGAAGATGTCCAATTATTACTATTACTATTAATAGCAGATGTAGATATGATACCAGTAGCGCTTATACCGCCAATAACTGTTAATGTTTCATTAGGATTGGATGTTCTGATACCAATAACTCCTTTATTATTAATCCAAGGAGTATCATTACCGATATGTAAAACTTCTAAATTATTTGTAGAGTCGTAAAAACTTGCTATATCACCACCACCTGGCCCTTGAGAAATATATAAAGCTGGGCCCGGTCCAGTATTAACTACGCTTAATGCGCTTGATGTTGTTATTATTGTATTACCAAACGTTGCGGACCCCGTAACGAATAAATTACCCAACACACTTAAATCTTTATATAAAGTTAATGTACCGCTTAAAGTACCACCACTTAATGAAAGGAAATTACTATTAACATATGATGTAGTTGCGTATAAAGCGCTATTACTATTAAATTGAGTATATGTATTATCCCAATTTGATGATACTGAAGCTATATTACTAAGATCAACTGCAGATAGATAAGCCCCACTATTATAAATTAAATTAGTCCAAGCATTATCCCACGTTGCGGATGTATTAGCTATATTAGTTAAATCTCCTAAAATTAAAGCACTATTACTATTACTAAATGTATAAGATGTATTCCAATTTGATGATACTGAAGCTATATTACTAAGATCGCCTAAAATTAAAGCACTATTAGAAGTTAAGAAAGTATAAGATGTATTCCAATCAGCTGATGTAGTTGTAACTAGTGTATTAACAGCTGGGTTACCACTACCTCCCCCACCACCACTGCCACTTGAAAAAATACTAGATAGGTCTTGGCCCCCACTTAATATCATCCCGGTTATATTTAAATTGCCGTCCATTGTACCGCCTTTAGCATATTGCACCGCTACAGAGCCGCCACCGCCATATGAATCTGCATACGTAGCAGCAATCTTTTTAACTTTTTGCATCATTTCAGGCTCTTTCTGCTCCCAGTGTGATTTTATTAAAGTATCAAAATCTTGAGTAGGTTGCGGTACTCCTATATCATTTAATTCTTCCTTTATAAGTCTCTTTTTACTATCTATAAATTCTGTTATAGCAACGTCTACTTTATTACCATAAACATCTATAAACTTACTATATACTGTTTCGATATTTACTTCAAGTAAACTTTCATTTATTTTCTTCTGTAATTCTTCTATTTTTTCTGCAACGGTATTTTTATTTGCTATAGCTACTTCATGCAGGTAAGTATCTACTTCGTCGACTAATTTTTCCTTATTTGCCGTAACTTGTTCGCTTAACTTTGAAATTGTATCTTCTGTATTCTTAGATATGGTATCTAATTTTTTAATTTTTTCATCTATAATTAACTTTTCTGCTTCTATAGATTGTAAAGTTTTGGTTTTAAACTGTTCGATTAAGATAGTTACTTCATCGATAAATTTATTTTTTGTATCATTTAAGCTGTTAATATTACTATCTATTGCTTCGATTTTGCTCTCTAAAGATACTTTGGTGTTATGTTTTAAATTATTAAAAATATCTACCGCTTCAGCATTTAAATGTTCTATCTTTTCATCTATTTTTATTTTTTCTAAATTAAAAGAGTTTAAAATTTTGGTTGATACATCATCTGTTACTTCTCTTAATGATGTTCTCATTTCCTGACCAAACTCGAGTTTAGAACTTTCAATTATTTTTGTTAAATCGTTTACACTTTTTGTAATTGAATTAGTACTCTGTAAGTTAAAATCGGTTTGATTTTTTTCCTTCAAGTCTGTAACCGCTTCGTTAACTGTTACATTAGTAGATTTTTTAAATTCTTCTGAGCTATTCTTTAAAGTTTGTAGATAATTATCTAATAAATGGGTTTTATAATTTTCTAACGTAATATTTAAAGACTCTGTTGCATTTGTTATCTCTTTATTAACGTGCTCAAGAATTTGATTATTTTTATCTTGTATGGTTACTGTATTATCTTCTGCAATTGTTTTGATTGCAAGGTTAACTTTACCTTCTAATACATTAGCTATCTCTGATATGTCTACCGTTACTTTATCATTAATGCCTTCAAGTAAATCTTTTTCTTTACCGCTATATTGAGCAGCAATATTATCAACATGCTTCTTAACAATATCATTTACATGATTTATATAGTTAGTGCTATTTATTTCTTGCAGTTGCGACGTCGCGTCTTTAAGTGCGATATCAATTTTTTTCTCTAAGACGTTTTTATTACTATCAGCAATGTCGTAGAAACTCTTTAATAGTTCTGAACGATACTCTTCAACTTTACCGTCTATACTTATGTTTGCACTGTTAATCTCTTCTTTTAACAATAGTAACTTCTCTTTTTCTACCCTTATATTACTTAAAGCTTGTTCTTTTATTCTTTCAATCTCTTGTCGAGCGGATACATCAATAGGCTTACTGTTAGGAGCAACTACAGGGGTTTTAACACGTATAGCAGGCGTTAATTTAGGCTGTATATAGTCGATACCTGCTGCGGACTCGTTTAATTTCGTTTCATTTAAATGTATACGGGTATCTGCTTTTTCTTTAATTACTAAAAACTTTATATCTTGATAGGATTTACCGTTTAATATAACTTTTTTAATATTAACATACGGCCCAGTTTTTGTGTTTTCCACTAACTCTGCAATAATAGTCTGTTCATTTAACTCTAAACTTAATATATCAAAGAAAACTTCTTTGTAGCTATCTACGAATATAACGTTATTGTTCGAATTACATCCCTCGAAAGATACTCCATTTATTACACATTCCATTTTATATATTTATTGCTTGCTTGTCTTAACATGCGGAGTAAATACATCTAAAAGATTAGCTGAATGTTTATAAAGTATTGCATTATTATTAGCTCTAACAGGGTTTATATCAATACCTCCTCGTCTTGCATATAAACACATAACAAACAACTCTTCTGGTTTGAAGATATCACTTAATCGCTTATATACGCATTCGCAGATTTCTTCATGAAAATGGCATTCATCTCTAAAAGATACAATATACTTTAGTAATTTTATATTATCAATTACATGGCAGGATTTAATGTAAATGTATATGTCGCCCCAATCAGGCTGGCTAGTAACCCTACAATTGCTTTTAAGTAATCCGGAATGTAAATACTGCTCTTTTGCAATGTCATTTACTATGTCAGTCGAACTTGTTAACAGGCTTGGAGTTTCTTTATATATAGAAAATGCGTTCGAATATAATATTTTCTCATCTATAGAATTCTCTAAAGTAATATATTGGTCTTTACTATAATAGTTATGCGCACTTGCGTCTGTCGTATCGTATAAATGTCCTGGTATAAAAGCAACCTGAACATCAGTCTTTAATAATTTGCAAAGATCGCTACTTACCGATTTACTAAAATTATCAATACCCTCTCTAAGAGAACTTCCCATCTTCTGCATATTATAACTATTAAGATATAATTTGATTGATTTACTCTCAACAATAAACTCGCTTGAAGCCGGGTATGAAAGTTTTACTACTCCAGTTACAGGGCAACCATTAGTAAGAAGAAATGAACATTCGTAAGCATTCCACGTATCAAACCCTACAAACGGTAGTGCATTATTTTGGATACCTAAATATGTTCTATTACTTTGCCTAGGTTCAGCAACTAATAATGTTGAATCATAAGTACTTTTATACTCAGAAGTTTTGCCTAAATGCTTACTGATATTTGTATTATCGTTAATCATATTTTATTTAAATTGTTGTTTACGTTTTTCAATACTATCTTTTAATATATTATATCTCTCATCTACACTACCAGATAACATTATCAGATTAACCGGTTTATAATGTTCAATATATAGATTAAAAAGATTTATAATAGTATTCCTAAAATTTATATCCATACTTCTAACCCCGTCGTCAGTTAAAGGAATAGAAGGGTCGGTATAAAAAATAATATCATATTTATCTACTAATTTTTTACAAACATAATCTGCATATCTTCCTAACTCTTCATCCACTTTATTTGTATTAACCAAATACGTTGTATATACTAGACTATCTATTGCACACCTATCAAACACGCAGTCTACTTTATAATTTTTTAAATAGTTATCCACATGACTATTAATTGTAATCATTTGAGTAAAATTATCACCCTGCTCGTTTATAACCAAATTATACTTCTCTTTTAATGATCTCGTAATTTCAGGCTCAAATGACCACCCATTAAAGTACACATCTTCTTTCATCTTAGAAAGAAGAGTACTTTTACCTGAAGATTGTGCACCAGTAAACGATATAATCATCTTTTTAATATTTGTTTGAACATTGCCGTATTATATTCTATATTATATAGTTCTTCCTTCGTAACTTTATGATCTATTAAATCAGCTAACTTAACTGATGGCTTATCTTGTAAGCCAAGATCGCCGTTATATCTCAACCCTTTTAACCCTGCAACGACCGGATTAGACGTATCGCAAGATCTAATATTGTATACATTATTGTCTACATAATATTTAAATTCTTTAGCTAACGAGCAACCGAGTAAATGATGCGGTTTCTTCCAGTCCCACAGCCCGTCTTGAATGAGATCATTAATAAATTTTTGACGGCCATTACACCACCGCTCTAATTTAGTTTTACCTACTCCACTAACAAGGTAATAAGAAAAGTCAAAACTAATTGCAATATAATCTGCATAATCAGACATATATTTGTAACAATCAATTAATTCGTCATATGTTTTGCCTTGCACAGCACCAATCTTTAATCCTGGTAACCCTTTATACTCATTTGTAAATTTATCAAACCCTTTGACAGTGTTATAACCATCCTCGAGAACATCCGGTACAATATAAAAGGAAGGTTTTAAGATATTAATATAGTCAGCAAACTTCTTACTATCAAACGCTGCACCTAACTCAAATATACTATTATCTAATAGTACTTGCCGCCCTGTCAATAAAGACTCTTTAAAAAACTCTAAGTACTTCGGATACGTTTCGAATAAATGTACTAACGCATAATCATAATCATTATACGCTTTAGATTCGTTTAAAATAGATATAGGAGATTCATGTGAAACAAGTATTTTATGAAGCATATCATATTATAATATAGCTTTGATAAAATCAATAGATGTTTAAATATAATATATGTCTTGTTTAGATAAATTAAAGAATAACCCGGTAGCGGCAAGTTTTGATAAAGCTATACAAGGTATAATACCTTCAAGCTTACAAGATCTTACAACTGGTCAGAAAAAATTAGCTATTAAAGATAGTTTAAAGAGTGTGGCTGGAGATATTAAGAAAAATATTACAAACCAGGTTAATAATATTATAGGCCAAATTACTGGTAAATTTGATGCGACTTTTAACCAGGTTAAAAATTTAAAAAATGTTTTTAGTAGTTTACCATCCGCTTTTAAGAATGCGTTTAATAATGCTGCAAAAGCGTTCTCCACTCAATTAAAAAACGTAAAGGACCTAATAAAATGCGAGGTAACGTCTACTATTGATAGTGTTTCAACTTTATACGAGAATTGTATCTTACAATCAACAATTACCGCGGCCGCAGTAGGTTCTACCGCAGCTGTTTCTAATAATCTTATAAAAAGTTTTTCTGAAAACCCAGTTGCTAAAGATTTATATATTAATTCAATTACAGATAGTACAATTACTAAAGCAAGTGCAGCTGCTTTAGCTGCAAAAACAAATAAAATAATTGTTATCGAGCAAACGTCAGTTTTAAATAAACTCCAAGCACTAGCCTAATATGGAAAAAATTTACGGCAATTATATAGGAATTGTTATACAAAATAATGATCCTGAATGCGCAGGTAAAATTAAAGTTTTTGTTCCTCATTTAACTGCTACTGTTTACAAAAAATGGGTTGAAGAAAAGAATAATAAACGGTTTAATTTTTTAGGCGCTAACATCGAATCAGATATAACTAAATCACTAGGAGATTTAGGTAAAAATAATACAACTCAAGTTAACGGTATAATAGATGAATTAAAAATAATCTTGCCATGGTGTGATTGTGCTGCGCCATTAATTGGCGAATCTTCAAGCGGTCGTTATAACAGTTATAATAATTTTTCTAGTATATCAGATTCTAATTTTTATTCAACGTTTTCTCAAACAACATCTGCTGCAGATCAAACACCAGGCAAACCTGGTTCAGTATTTGAACAAGAAACGAATCGTTTAACTGACGCGTTTGTTAGTTCAGCTGAAAATATTAATAGGCCAAATCCTTTAGCATTCGAATACGTCCCGTCTACATACTCAAATAGGGCTAAAGGCTCATTTAGTATACCGGCTGTTGGTAGCCATGTTTGGGTATTTTTTAGAGAAGGTAACCCGACAATGCCTGTTTATTTTGCGACTGCTTTTGGTGGAAATGATTGGAATGGCATTTACGAAGCATTTAGCGGTAAGGGTATAGATTACCCGGGTACATTTGAAAATAAAAATGCAGCTCAAACAGAGTATAATGCAAACGTAGAAACGTATCGAAATAAATACGTATTGAATCAAAAAGGTGGCAGTATTGAAATTGTCAATACTGATTTAAGTGAAAAGATTAAATTAACTCACTATTCAGGTTCTTTTAAAGAATTTAATAATAATGCTAATATCGAATTAGCTACTAGTAACGATCAAAAGTTAGTTTTAAATGATCAATATGAAACAGTAAGAGGGTTTAAAAATGTTTATGTAGGTAAAAATTTAGATGAGAATATTAAGAGAGATAAGTATAAAAAAGTTGGAACTTTAAACGCTGAGTACTTTCAAAAATGGAAAGAAATTATTGCTCCTATACAAGATAATAAGATGTTATTTGAAATACAGAGAGCGATATCTGATAATATAACTGACACGCAAGGTAATATTATTATTAATAGAAACAGCACAATGCAAACTAGAGTGGGTACGTTTGCTATACACCCTGCGTTAAATGGTTTAGATTCATATACTATATTAACGAATAATTCAGTCGGGATTCCTCAAGCTATTAGTTTAAACAATCTCAATACTAGTACAAGTGTAGTAGACGGCCCTGCATCTTTAAATATACCAGACGCACCGCCAATACCGCAACCTATATTTGCACCTGGCGTTGCATTAGATATTTTAAGATATACTAACGATACAAATATACAATGGGGTATAGGTGGTGTAGGGTTTAGTACTTCTTCACAAGATGGTATATGGGCTCTTGACCCTAGAAAAGAACTATTAGGTACATTGATACAAGCTAATATGCAAGCTTTAACTGATATAGAAAAAGAATTAGGTATCGGTGGTAGTGAAATAATTCAAATTACAAAGCATAAAATTGAAACAATTGGAATGGAAATTAATAATTTTGGTAGTTTTAGATATGATTCGGTTGGTAAGATGTTATCAAATGAAATGCTAGTCGATACAAGAGGAACGTTTATTAATTATGAAAAGAGTCCATTGGTTGAATATGTGCATGTTCAAGATTTACCAGGTGGTGATTATACTTTAAATGTATGTAACCGTTTTAATGTTATGGTTGGAGCTGGTGGGCTTAATTTAAAGTCTTTAGGAAGTACTAACATAGTAGGTACGATTACGAATGTTGCTGGTGAACAAGTAAATATTGGAAGTGAAAATGAAATAAATATAGATGCAAAGACTATTAATATATCTGCAGAAATATTACGTTTAAGGAATAAACGGCAAAAACAAATATATATTGATGACAATTTAGGGGTAAATAAAAATGTTATAATAGGTGGCGGGTTATCTGTTGAAGGTGAATTATTTGTCCAGCATGTAACAGCTCCGACAGAATATCAAGTTACCGAAGCTACTAAAGTTATAGGAAGTATATTACAAGGGGCAACTATATTTGGAACTGCTTCAATTGGTCCAATATTTCCAGGGTTAACTGTCAATGCCAATACCGGTGTGATCACAGGTACTACAGTTTCACCTATTGTTATTACATTATCTACACCCTCACTTAACTCTATATTAGTGCCTGAACATTCTCATATATTTAAAAACTTACCATTAACTCTACACGATTCTAACACAACCGTTAGAGATCAAGCTAAGAAATTAAATGACGGTGGTACTCGAGTAGTTGCAACTAAAAGATATCACAAGAAAAAGTAATTTTTTATTTTTTCTTATAAAAGTTTATAATTTTTTCAATATCTGGACAACAAAGAGTGCATTTTTGGCAGCAAACCATATACCTGTTTAAATCTTCTATAGAATTAATACTCTTAATGTTTTTGACAACTGAGGATATCTCTGAATATGTTATATTAAAACATACGCAATATGTACCCACTAATTGCTTTGCAAGTTCATCTTCCATTTATTCTAAATGTATTTAGAATAATTTGATACATTAAAACCTCATATTCTTTTTTACAGTAGCAAAAATATCTATTACCATCAGTATCATAATATCCGTACGGGTCTGTAATACAATGTGTTAATAAGTCGTTCATATAGCACATGCTCCGCCAGCACAAGCTTGTGCACCAAGCGTTGTTGCATCTACATATGTTTCGATTTCTTCAACTACTAGTGACCAATCAATCTCTTTATATTCGCGCTGCAAATCGCACCAGGTCTTCCATAAGGAAACGTGCTTTAAACAGTGACTAGCTTTACGAATATTCCCATTGAAATACCTATCAGCAAATTGCTTTGCTCTTCTATTCCAATCACACTTTAACCATTGTTTATAATCATCGCTTTGTTCATGTGGAATAATTAAAAAGTCGAAATCTTTAACTTTTTCACCTACTCCTAAAACACTATCGCAAGCAGCCCAGAGATTATTTTTATACGCATTTAACCCGTCTACAATTAACCCGCTTGCAAATACAGCGGCATCACCATACTCATCAACAATTTCTCTAGCATTTAATACTGTAGCAAACGGTGCTTGCGGATAATCTAAATCGCCTGCTGCTGATAATAGAGATATACCAGCGAACCATTTTTTATTGTTATAAATATAATCTCTAACTTCATCCCACTCATCATCATTTACGGTTATTGTATTGCTAACATTATGTCTTAATGATTGTAATAAGCAGAGCTCTTTATTAGTGCCTGCTTCGACCCAATTTTGCTGGGTAGTTTTTACTTTTTCTAAAAGCTCTACAGCTCTTAAGTTATTTTTAACAACAGCACCTTTTGGTACTTCGCATAAAAATGATATTACCATATCTGTACCGGATGAGCTCCATACAGATTTTTCAATCGCAATAGGATTGACTTCACTAAACTTTTTAAGAGGATATTCTAAATAGTTAGCCTGTACTCTACGAATATAACGTTTAGCATGATGCGGATGAATGCCTGATGCAGTCCCTAATACACATGAAGTTGATCCTGCCGGTTTAACACATGTTGTTCTTGCTGCAGGGTTTATACCAATTAACTTCGCAATTTTATCATTCATTTTGCGAATTTCTTTAGCACCTTTACGTTGTATTTCTGGATTTAAAAGAATATCAGGGTTGTCCATAATACCCGTAATTGAACATCCAAGAAGAGCTTCTTGATCTGTAATTTCTTTTGTTTCAGGTGATAGGTACTTAAAATCTGTATAGCTTGCTTGAAGAGTGCCTATAATAGCTGCTGCACGACATGCTTGAATAAACTTCTCTTCTGTATCACAAAATTTACCGTTAATCTCGCACAAATTACAAAACTGCCAACCAGAACGCCCATCCTTTGTTTGAGGATATAATCCGATTTCTACACAAGGATTGTATCCGCAATCTTCACTATCAGCAAAAACAAACCCAGGTTCACCGAATTGCTTAGTTGATTCGATAATAGTTGAAAATTCTTCTTTTGTAATATCATCTTTAACTAATAAAACAGAATTATTAGAGCGAGCACGTTGAGGGTGAGTTACAAACCAGTTACCTGTCTTTGCTCCCATCATCTCTTTATCTGTCTTGCTAAACAAACAGATAGTTGCGCTTCTACGTACCCCGCCGCTAAGTACAGCATTACTAAAATGCATTATGATATCATATACATCAATAGCATGTAATTTTGTTTCCCCAGCTGTGAGTCTATTAACAATAACTTCTCTTACCTTTTCTAAAGCGGATTCAAGTCCTTTATGGCCAGGCGCTTTAAATTGACCTGCAATTAAAGATCCTTCTGGTCGGATATTAGAAAAGTTAAATTTAATTTCATGTCCTTTATATTCTGGAAACGTCGCGTCTTTAGTAAAGAAAGAAGACATTAACACTCCAACACAATCAGCCCAACCTTCAATACTATCTTCAGGTTTGAATACTTTTACTCCTTTAGTAGGAGTGGCAATATTTGGTATTTTCTTAATATGTTTAAACTGAACACTAAACCCGACACCGCATCCGCATAGCAGCAAATACATTGTTTCCTGAAAAGCTTTTACTCGATCGAGATATCCAAACGAACAATTAAATACTTTTGCGTTATGTTTTAATATTGGTTCACCACCAAATTGTAAAATACGTTGTGCACCGAGAACTCTTTTCTTCTTAACTTGTTGCTTAGCAAATAAAATATCTGCTTTTAGATCTTCATTTTTAGATATTGCAGATTCAAACCGGTTTAAGTGCATTTGAAATACTCTATCAACCATTTCCTCCCATGATTCACGACGCTTTTTTTCTGGAAGATATCTTGCGTATTTTGCGTAGACGGTATAATCGGACAATGCTTTTAGACTCATAAATTATTGAAAATTATTTAATGAAAGAATTTAAGTTTAAAAGATAAATTATGTTAAAATAAATAATTTTAACGCTGCAAATTTCTGAAAGTCAAAAATACTATCATCGATGCACAGAAGGTGCTGAAATATTTTTTTATCTAAATTAAAATCATCATCGCATACAGATTTCAAATTATTAAAATCTAATGGGTATATGCCTTTTTGAAAATATCCGTATGTCTCTTTGCAACTAAAATTAAATTGCGAGATTAAGTTTTCGTATATAACTAAATTCATATTATTTGATTTCTCTTGATTTGTGATAGATTCGATAACCTTTTTTAAGTTATCGTTTGGTGTAAGAACTATACCGTTTAAAGGTATAACTCCTGACTTAAGAACATGATAAAATTTAACCGGGTTGTATTTACTATTCAATTCAATACGCATATTATCATATTGATTTTTAATAACAAACCCTAAAAACAGTATTGGGTATTGTTTAGGTGGAGTTGGACTAAAATCCTTTTCTTGAATTTCTTCAAATGAATGTTCAATAGTAATCATACGTTATAGATTTTCTGAACTGATCCGTTACGTAAATCATACACGTACACTTTTGTAGTTGTGCCTTTTTTAACGTTTACCGTGCCAGTGCTGCCTGACACGTTTGGGGTACCGATAATAGACCCGTCAACACTTACAATTTTAGTTGTTTGGCCGGTAGTAGCGTTATAAATTGCAAGTGTGTTATCACTTCTTTTGTTCATCGAATATATAAGATTCATAGCTTTAGTATAAGGTTATTTATAAAATTTTCAACATCTAAATCAGATTTATTATATGTAAATGAAGTTAAAGAAGCAATAGAACTAGTCGCATCGTTAGTTTTAAAAGGTGATTTTTGATAACTCGCTTCTAAAGCAGTTATAATTTCTTTTGTAGGTAAATCTTCTTCTTCCGAGACATTTAATATTTTTCTTATATCTATAACATTATACCCTTTTTTAAGCAAACTTTTCACTTCTTTGCAGATATACAAATTTTCTAAAACCTGTTCATTACCAAATTCTTCTATTTTTTTATCTAAATAATCTCCACTTATTGTTACGCTTTTACCTGTAATAATGCAAGTAAGCTTTTTACTGTTATTCATATATCATTATATAAATAATATTATGGAATTCAATCTATTAGTAGATAGTATATTAAAAAAAATTAATGTGCAAGAATCCAGGGTTGCGCCTTATGATAATCGATTTAATGGTAAAAAAAGAGATGCTGCTCAAGGGTCAATGGCTACTACGATGAATGACCAGTCAACTAAAGGTAATATTCATAACACGGCCGTATTAATACCTTTACCGCGAAGAAGAAAGAAAAAAACTAAAGCTTAGCATTCCTAACTATATTAGCTAATTCTGTAGCCCGGTTACCGGTTTGTCTGGCCCATAAACTATCTTTCATTTCTAACGCTGCTTCTTTAAAATCATACTTAATTAAAGCAGCTTTTAAATCTACAAATTTATTCAGTCTATTTATACCTAAATTATATGACATATTAATTAAAGCTGCTTGAACTTGGGTAGGTAATGTTATGAACGTATTTGCGCCTATAAATGATTTTGCATCTTTTACAGCTACATCTAACCGTGCATAGAATAAATTTTCAATTTGAAAGTCATTTAATCCGTTTTTTATATCCTTATTAGTAATGTGTAATTTATTTAAAATTGCCTTATTTGAAGGGTCGGATAAATGAAATCCGATACCTATTGACATCCCAGTTACGTCTGGATATGCTTTCCTTTCAAAACCTTCATGCTTTTTTAGTGTATGGAATAGTTCCTTTTTAGTGGGTAGCGGATACGCTCTGGCTTGCTGTTGCTGGGTTAAAATAGGTCTATCTGATTTAAAAGGCACATTAAAGTTATTAGGCGATGCAGCAGCAGATCCAGCAACTGCCCCGGCAAGAGCTAAGGATTTAAGTGTATTCATAACTCCCTCATTTTTAGTGTCACTTTCAATAAACTCTTTAAACGGTATCATCATATCTATTTAAACAAATCTATCAATAAAATACTGCGGTAACTTTGACTTATTTGTTACAACTGCTTGATGAATAGCACCATCTAAGATATACGTTATACAGTAATCATCTTTACTTCTGATACCTCTACCACAAGCTTGTATAAGGTTACCAAGCATTTTATTGGTATACCATACTTTATCATCATCGAACAGCCGTTTTATCCTTAAATCCCCTAAAGGTAAATACCCTGCTTTAACTATTATCTGAAATCTAGCATAATCATCTTTTAAGTCCACACCATGGGTCATCGACGGGCTTACAATTACTGTTGCATCATTTCATTTATAATGATCTTTTAAAATATTTTCATTTTTAGATTCGGCGTCTCTAAATAAAAATCGACTACCTTTTAATTTTTTTTGCAAATATTTTGTAATTTGCATCGTATGGGTATGTATTAATCCTTTATCACCTTCATGACTTTTGCAAATACTTTCAATTTGATCTACAATTTTAGGTAACATTTTTTCCATATTAATATGGTTTAGCTTATTATTTACCGATACATATATGGGCGCCTTTTTAGCATCAAAAACGCTATCAACTTCAATAAACTTGTAATCTTTAATGCCTAAAGTTTTGGCATAATTTTTATGATCGACAATTGTTGCAGACATTAATAATACATTATCTGCGTAATCAAAAATATATTTTGAAAGGTTATCTACTTTGAAAGGAGTTAATTTTACTGTTTTACCTTCTCTCTGGCATATATATTCACATTTATCCCAAGTTTGATCTATAAGACTTAATGTACGGTGTAAATTACGTAACCAATTAAGCTTAGTTTTATCATTTATATTAAGAGATGTAGACTTATTATTATTCCGATCAATTAATACGTTTATATATTCACTTACAGATACCATTACTTGATTTTGCCACTTTAAAACTTCTTCATGCTCTGTAGTATATAAGTACGGTACTTTAATACCATTAAGTTTAAGCTTGTCTGGGTCAATAAAAACAGTAAATTGCTTTACTAATTCATCTTCTAGTTCAGCAGCTTCGTCGCAAATTATAAAGTTTTTACGTTTAACATGTCCAGGTAAAGATAAAAACATTTTGTAATTTAAAACTGCAAATTCGCTAGTCAACGCTCGGTTCCGAGAATTATAATAAGGGCATATATTATTTGACCAGCAATTTTCTTTCATTTTAGGGGTTAATAAGCATGGAGCATTCTCCACATCTACATTAACATCAACAGCACATTGATAATTATTTTTACCTTTTAATAATGTAGTGTCGTCAAATAACTTATGATACTGGTCCTGCAATGACTTAGTTATGGTTAATGCAAATGCACCTGATGGTGGTTGGTTTAAACAATCCACTTCGTTAATATAATTACCCATATAGTCTTGCCTAAAGGCATCATACGATGTAATTAACTCGTTAAACTCTGTCGAACACTTATTTGATATATTGCCTAAAGTTTTAGCTAAAAAACTCTTACCAGAGCCGGTAGGAGCAGCACATATAACAAATTTATAACCGTCTGCGTATGCTTGTTCGACCCTTTTTATAAGATCGATTTGCTGGCTATTCGGGTCATAATTAGCCGGAAATTTCGAAAGATATTTACTATACACTACCTATTATATTAGTTTAACGAGGATAAAACAACCATAGAATTATATAATTTATTTTTCTTTTTCGGTTTCAAAATTAATGATTTATAATATAAATCCATATTTTTTTGTGAAAAATCTTCTAACGTATATGAAAAAATTAAACTATTAACTCCTTTAGTTATGCTAAATGGATACGGTATTTCAAAAATTTTATTTACGTTATTATTTTTGAGTATAAAATTAAAATAAAAGTCTTTAAATTTAAAAATTAATAATTTACCAGTTTTTATTGGCTTTTCTTTATTAATAAAGAAAACTACATCTTTTTGTAAAAAGTTATTAATTAATTTTTCTGATTCTTCGGTCATACGTTCATGTAAGTTATTTTTTCTTGTGGTGACATAGTCATTAATGTTTTATTAAAGTACTCCCAAAATTCAGTTCTTTTTATTGTTTTAACTATATCGCAACTATTTAAATTTACCATTCTCCAATCTTGCATTAATATATCCCACACTGGTAATAAATTTTTTGAAACTGCGTTATATGGTAATGGTTGACCAGCTGGTTTAAAGTTTAATGATAGTCTACCGTTAGTACTATTTAAAATATCCTGGTCTAAAGTACACAACATACGTCGCGCTGCAGACTTACCTGCGCGAGGTCTACGTCTTACAATAATTAATTCACAAACGTTTTCTTTTAGAAGCGTTTGTAGATTTTCTAGTGTTGTTATCATGTTGTATATTTTCTGCTAACGAATCTGAGTTTATATTTTTACAAATACCGAATAGTCTTTGTTCATTTAAAAAGACGCCTTTAGTTAATTTACCGTAGCCTTGTATAATTATATTCGAAACTGCTGCTCCTTTATCATTTGGAAAAATTACTATATCTCCTTGCTTGCAATATTTCACGCTAGGACCTACTAAAACAACTTTAGCTTTTCTCCAAGCTTTAATTAAAGCATTAACTGGGACATATAAACCGTTCCTGATTATAACATCCCCTTGAGGGCCATTAGCTTCGTCGATAAACTCAACCAATACTATATCATCAAATATAAACGATAACTCAAAGTCATCACCTAACCCAAAGTTACCTTTACCGTAACTATCAAGGTCAATTAAACTCTTTCTTGTTTCTAATGTGTCTATAGATACTTGTGCCATATATTTTATTTACTAAGCAGTTTTAATAATTCAATGTTATAGTTGTGTTCTTTTTTGCTTATAAAATCAGGAGTTATTTGTGTAATTACTTCCTCCGCATCTTTATCTTTTTTAGTTTTCTTTATATAATTAATACGTTTAAATTTTAACGCAGGTATAATATTGTATAAAAAATTATATTGGTCTTGCTTATTATCAAATAGCCCGCTGTATTTATTAGTTGTTTGGTTTATATAATTGACAGTTTCGTTAGAATAAAAAGAAATCCAACGATTAAGCATAAACACACTAAACGTGGAAGCATCATCGCAATTTAGTTCAATTTTTTTCTTAGAAAAAACTATCGAATTAATATATTCAAATATTGTCATTTAATATTAGCATATGACTTTGCTAGTAGCTATAAAAATGTCATCATTTAAAGCATAAAAAAGATCAATTACAGCTTTCATAAGATTATCTACCTGCTCATCAGTAAGCTTAGTACTATAAGCAAAATTAGGAGCTTTACGTCCTGCATTGACATTAATACCTGTATGACCTATCGCTACGTTATTTTTTGAATATGTTATACTAACACTGCACTTGCCTACTTTCTGTAAAGATCCGTCGCTGCCTTCAAAATCATTATGAACTAAAAGATCATCTCCATCTACTTCAATTGGTTTTTTAAGAATTGAAGATAAGATATTAGCAATTTGAGTATTGAATAGTCTTTGCCAAGCAACTGCACCGAATGGATCTAAATTTGGTATCTCCCAGCAAAAGTTAATTGCGTCGTCGCTATATATAAAATCATTCTTTAAGATATCTTCACTATCAATCATACCATTTGCAAGTACATGCATTGGTGCTCTAAATGCAACGATATTGCCTATAGGTAAAGTCTTCTTACGAAAATATGTATAGGCAAATCGCTTATGAATTAACATCCCATCATAAACCGGTACATCTCTAATAATCATACGATATTATAGTTTAAATTTTATAATATCAACTGTTTGACTATAAGGTTTAAACATATTGTTTTAAATTTATTTCTAAGAAATAATCTTCTAGATAGTAATTAAATGGTTTGTAGTCTAATACCGGCAATTCAGTTAATTGTTCTGGATGTTTAAAGTTTACAGAATATCCATTATTTAACTCGCTATAACTTAAAACCATATCATTAGTAACTTGTTGTATAGGAATACTACCTACTTTTAATGCTTCGTAAAATCTTAAATTTAAAAAATCTCCAGTACCGAGCGGGTTAAGTATGTACTTATAACTTGCCAGTAATTTAAGATATTCATTATATGTATATTTTCTGTCTGAATTTATAATTTTAAATGGTAAGTTTTTACTAGTTAAATAATTTAAGACCTCTCTACGTCTTACGTAAACGTGAGGATTTATTTGGCCTATAAAAAGTATTTCGTTAATTTTATCGCCAGGTTCAACTAATATAGTATCTCGTGATAAAAGTTGTTTATTTATAACAGGTCTATTTAAAGTTTTGGCATCATTAATATCACTCACCAACTGCACAAGGTTTTTAATTCGATCTACATTACGTTGATGGTCTACATTCCATGGAAATAAAGCGTCATAAATTTTTTCAAAATTAAAGATAATTGTCCTTATATTACGGCTGTTTAATTGGTTTATAAATGCATCATTTTTCCAAATATCTACATGCGGCCCAAAATGTTCATCTATTATAAAGAGAATTTCAATGTTGTCTAAATCTTGAACGCTATTAACGTTTTTGAATTCTACATTTAAATAATTTTTTAAAGCAAATCTAAAATTTTGAAATAGCCCATGGCTTACAAATTCTATTTCATCTCTACTAATAATACCAATCATATAATTTTCCTCCAATAATTTATATCTAAAACCGATAGGTCGAATTTTTTACCTATATATTGCGGTATTTTATCTTTTAACATTGGCACCGTTACATCTTGCCAGTTATTTATAAACATAATCGGTAAGTGTTTAAATTGACTAAAACATTCGTTATCTTCAACTATCGGTATAACATTTAATGATAAACATTCCCATATTCGGTGGCAATCAACTCCATTACCTGGAGGCGATATAGCAAATAAATATTTAGATAATTCTTCAATATATCGCGAGAATTCATAATTGGGATTCATATATATGCCGTTGTTGTTTGTTATCAGGTTTACATAATTTCTTTTATTGATATTGGTACCTATGTCGAAATTTTTATATATTAAATTATTTTTTAAAGGCTTTGTATCTATAACTCTCTTTAATGCTTGCATATTGCCATGCAGCCATTGACCGTTTGCAATTCCAATAGGTAAGGAAAATAACTTCTGATGTGTGATGTGTCTGTTCTGGCAGAACCATTTGTCAATATTAGGGGATTCAAGATATTTTAAACATGACTCATCGACTC